CTTCCTTTTTATCCATCATGTAGCCGTACAAACTTTTTTCTATTGAATCACAACTGTACCAGTCTACAAATCCGTTGTAAGATATAGGATATTCTAAATAATCTCCCTGATACTGATTTAAAAATCTTTGGTAAGCTGTCGCTATTAAATACCTAGGAGTTTGCATCACTGCCTTTTCTCCTTGGACTTTTTTAGCGCCTGTAGCTGAAAGCTTAATGTCCGTATCTGTTACGAATTGTTGAAAGATACAATTGGCGATCAAAGAATCGTTGTTGTCTAATCCTAGCCAAATTTTATCATCGTATTCGTCGCCTTGAATGAGTTTTTTAAACTTCTCATTTTCTGGCAGCTCAATAGTAATTTCTGTTAAGGCTTTAATTTCGTTGTAAATAGATAAACCTAACGCATTTAACAATATTTCACGCTCTAAACTAACGCATAAGTAGTCTATTTCAGTAGCGTTGTTAGGCGAATTAGGCTCGTTTACCGCTAAGGGGATATAGATGTAATTTTGTTTGTTAAAGTATGATTTATCGACTATTTGCATTATTTCTTAGTTTTTTCTTTTACTTCTTCAAAAAGTTTTATTTCAAATCCTTTTTTTAAAACGGAATCATCTGTTATTTGGATTAAGGCTGATTTTTTATAACCAGCCCAATCTTTTAACAATCTAACATCCATTAATTACGGTTTTGTCAATGCTGTAATAGCAGTAGAAAACACTCCTTTAACAAATGCCCCGTAGTGATTAGATTTCACTCTTTGAACCAATCTAGCCTCAGCTAAAATAGTAACAAGGTTTTTGGTAAAATCATCATTTTCGTAGCCAACGTTAATAGTAAGGCCTTGTTTGAACCTTACTCCTGATTTAGAAAAATCGCCAACTAAAAAATTATCAATTGCAACACCTACATTTGCCGTTACTCTAATGCCACTTACGATCGTCCCATCAAGTGAAGCAAAAGGAGGCATAATATATTGACCTGTAGAGTCTTTGGCAAGCTCCATGCCTGTTACATCTGTTGGATGCATTACAATGTCTGTCGGCTCAAAAAGATTTACACGAACTTGATTAATTGCAGTTCTTAAGACGTCCCATTTTGTTGGCGTAGGAATAGCCAAAGCAAAAGAACCAGCCGCCCAAGCCGTAGCGTTTGTATTAATCCCAGTTAAGTTAACAGTTAATCCTGTTCCGTTCAACAATTGGTCGTCAATTTTTAAATTAATTAACTCAGTTAATTCTTGATCTATTTCTGAACGCATTAACTCGACATCATCTAACATTTCTTTGGTAACTTTTATGTAAGCGGTTACTTTTTTAACATTAGCACTTGCCACAACCAAATCAAAATCTGCTTGTGATTTAAGAGCACCCTCTGCCGTCATTGCTGCGCCTCCGTCAGGATTTTTTTGCTCTACCCATTCCCAAACATTAGACATGATAGTCCCTACGTTTACCAATTCAAGAATGAAAGGATTGCGTCTTACTATTCTAGTAATTCCTTGTTCTCTTTCGGCTTGCGGTATCTGCCCTGTTGTATTAGTAGATAAAGCCATCGTTCCAGCAGCTTTAAGTGTTATTTGAACACTAGCCCCCGATTTCTCTTTCATCGCTTTTAACTCGTCTGCTTTCTCAGTTAACAGACTTTTTAAGCTTTCTGGAACATCATTTGAAACGCCTTTAGTTTCAATTGCCAATACTTTTAAAGCTAATTCAGTAACATCCTCTTTCATTTGTGTTACGTCTGCCCCTTGATTTTTCAAAACAGTAACTTCACTCATGAGTTGAATAAGTTCTGCTTTTGTGCATGAATCATTTTTCATTTGGTCGATTTTCTCTCCCAAAGCTTTTATTACTTCTTCCATTTTTTTAAAATTTGTTTAATAAATCCTTTAATAACCTTTCGTTTTTTTGAGTGACATTCGTCGGCTCGTCTTTTATGTTGTCAAGTGATTTCTCGGCTTGTTTATTGTTCATTATTTGCCCAGTTGATGAATTGCTACCAAACACAACCAAGCTAGATTCTTTTACATTTTTAGCTTCTTTAATAGCGAAAAAATAGTATATATAGTCAAAATCTTCTTTGTTTGCGATAACAGGGTAGTAGTCGTCATAGTTCTTTTTAAAAACCGCATCTTCTGGATTGTCGCTATTCATTGCTAGAAAAATAGTAACGTACTGCATTCTAACACTTCCCTCTATAGCGTCGCCACTATCTAGCCACTCCTTTACGGTTTCATCCTTTACCTTGTCTTTTGCTACTTTGTAAATCAAAACCTCGGTATCGCCATCGTAAGGCTTTCCTATTAAAGAGAATGGTATTTTAGCCGTGAAGATTTCTACATGTTCTTTTCTTACCACTACTGATTTTATCGTAAGTTCGTGATCTAAAACTAAATAGTTTTTTCCTTGTTGGTCCTTAATAGACTTTTTCCAAATGCCGTCTAAATGTAGGTCGTCATGGCTATCTAATATACGGGTTGAATTAACTGCAATATAATAGAAATTATCATCTATTTTAATTCCTTTTAATTGATCCGTAAACTTTAATAAGTCTAATGACTTGCAGGTAACGGAAATTCCTTTATCGCAAGATTTTTGTATTAAAGACTTTTTAGATTCGATCATAATCTCGCTATTGTCCCTAAGCTCCTTGAACAATTCCTCTTTTGTCGAGAATGTTTTTTCTGGAAAGCAATTTGATTTTATCATTTGAAAAAGTCTTTTTTATCTTTAATATCTTTTTTCTTTTCCTCAATCTTTTTCAAAGCCTCACTTCTCAACAAGTCTTCTATTTCTTTGTTTGTAAGTTTTGTGCTCATAGCCCTAAAATTAGTTTAAATTCATTGCTTAATCTTCTTTGTTCTTCTATAGTTTCGTATATTAAAGTCTCCTGATACGCTCTTAAAGTAGCCACCTTATCTCTCATAACTATCTGCATAACTGGCAAATGATTGTAAGATGCGACTAGCTTTTCTCCTTTATCCATTAGCCCTAAAGAACTAGAAAAACTATTCATAGTATTGTCAGCGTCATTTTGAATGCTGTTTTGAATATAATTTAACAAAGCTTTATCCCTGTCGTTTACGCTTAACCCCCCGTTAGAACTGAAATAGTTTAGCAATTCCTTTGACATTTCAAAAGCGTTCAAACAAGTTAAAGCGTCGTTTGAAAACTGTTCATCAAGATATAAACGCTTCATGTCAGAAACTAAATGCTGAGCTTTTATGTTTGCGTTTGTGATTAAAAGTGATTTAGAAGAAACTTTAGAAAATATATCTTTTCGGTCTTCTGGCTGTATCTGAGCTTCGTTTCCGTCGCCCTGTGATGCCATAAGATATTTTTGAGACATCTTGAGGTTTACATTTTTAGACAGTAAATTTTCTTCTATATTTTGAATAGTTCTTGAAAGCCCTTTTAGCCTACTTGGCGAGGTCATTAATGAATTAGCCGTAAGTCCGTTGGACAGGTCGTAAGTAGGTATTAGGTCTTTTAACTTAATATCTATGGTAGTTCCGTCTAATGAATACTTTATTTTTTTTTCCTCATGCTTTGACAATTCTGCTCTTGTGTAAAGAAAAGATTTTACCTTGTGAGTGTCGTTTAAATTAACCTCGCTAGGTATAAGATTGTAAAGGGATTTAGCGGAAGATAAAGCGTCTACTTTGTAAGTTAAATTTGTTCCAGAAGCGGACAAGAACCACATTTGCTGAAACAAAAAATCTTCCTGAGACTGGAAGTAGTTAGGTTGTTTAAATAGCTTTAAAATTTCGCTATTCTCCACAGGCTTGTTTACGTTGTTGAGATGTGATATTTTCATTTGAGAATATATCTTGCATCTTAGCGATATAATAGCTAGCAAAACTGGATTTGTCAAAGACTGCTCAAGATATTTGTCAGACTTTAAAAATCCGCTTTGATCTAGCCATGAATAGGTAAAATTACCGCTTCTGTCTCTTTCGACAACGGTTTTATTCCTCCCAAAAAAATCAGATAATCCCATTTAATCTATGTTTCACAACATTAATATTAAAGCAAATATAGTAAAAATTAATTAACTGAGCCTAAAAACTTTTACAAACCAAGAAATAACGTATTTCATGCCGTCTAAAATGTGGTCGTCTCCTTTTTCTTCTGGCATATCCATCTGAATACCTTGCCAAACTTTCCAAGAATAGCTTTCGTATTCATTTTCAATATTTGACGATTCGTTTGTGTAATGGATTTTACTTTTTTGCATAGTTTCAATGCCCGAAGCAATTGAACCACTGCCTTTTTTAGCCTGTATAACGTTATAGCCTGCGTTCTTTAACTTTCTTGATTCCTCCTTGTTTAGCTCGTTACCGCTGTCGCAAATTATCTGGACGTGCTTAGGAATAGATAATTTTTCAAATTCATCAGCTAAACTTCCTTTCATATCGTTAAGCGGGCAATATAAAGCTTCGTGAAAAAAATAATTTTCGTCTCCGTCAAACTTCATTTCGACCAATGCCGTTGGTGCGGACAATCCAAAGTCTAAGCCGTAGTAGGACTGGTAAGGCAATGCGTAAAAATCCTTAGCCGACAACTTAAGCCACCCTTTGAATATTCTGTTTGGTTTTTCTGCTTTTAAACCTAATCCGTAAACATTCCACATATAAGCATCTGCGGTATTGTTTGAAATGTTTATAGGGTTTGATGGGTCATAAGATAAAATCTTTTTCTTTTGTTCTATAGGGCAAAAAGGGTTTAACATAAAGGTAGAATGAATTACTTTGCATCTTGGGTTGTCATCTAAATCATCGCTCCAATGTTTACCACTTGGATTAATGTCTATCCATATTTGATTTGCTCGCTGATCTATTTGGTCGAACGTTTCCTTAGTCATTTTGTAAGGCTCGTTTAGCCATGCCAAGTCCTGAGTGATCCCATGAGCATTCGTTGTGTCATCACCGTGTGGCTCTATAATTGAGCCGTTCTCGAAGTAAATAGGCACGGTATTCCTTGGGAACTTATATGCTCTGCCAGACAATGGGAATATTTTTCTAAAATCTTTCCATATTGAATTGCCTAAGCTCTCTCTTGTGTCTCTCCAAATGGTACATCTAAAACTCGGTTGTTCCTCGCATTTTCTTATTGCTTTTTCTTCTAAACTCCAGCTTTTCGAACTTCTTGAGCTACCTATGTGTTTTATGTATTTATAACGATACTGAGAATACTTCCCGTCCTCATAAATATAAAAATAACTATCATCTAATTCGTAAGTAAGAAATTTTTCAGATATAGAATATAACTTTTTATTATTTACAAACTCCTCTTTAACTTCTAATTTATCCCCTAAATCTTCGCATAAAAAGAAACGACCACCATCTTTTTTAAGTATTTTAATCCTTAATTCCGAGTAGTAGTCGTGCTTAACATATACCTCTGTTATTCCATAAGTTGTCATTCTGGGCTTAATTCATTCTTTAAATCTTCATAACTTCTTCCCTCTGCAAAAACCAAAGGGATTGATTTTGCTTCAATATTTATTTGCTCTATAATTTCTTTAGGCTTGCCCAACAAGTGCTCAGCGACAAACATTACGCCTCTCTCAAAGCCTAATAGTTCGTGTATAAGTTTTTCTTTGCCCTCTTCGTCTGTTTCTGTTTTATAATAAGAATTTACCGCTTTTTGGATCAAGGCGTTTTTACTATTCTCTTCGCTTACTGGCTTTCTGCCAGCTCCTTGTCTCGCTCCGCCGTGTGTTATTTCTGACATCTTGAAAAAAGTTTGATTATTCAAAGATAACAAAAAAATCCGCAATCCATAAAATGAAGTGCGGAAAAGTTTTTTGAATAAATTATAATTTTGATTCTTTGTAGAGCTTTAAACATTGCTCCACCATAACTTTTATTGTTTCTTGAGCCTGTTTATTGTAATCCTGATGTTTCATTACGGCATTTCTATCAAAGTCGTCAGCAACTATTTTTATATCTTTTATTCTTACTAATATTTTCATACCTACACTATTTTAATTTTATACCCTAATTCTTTTTCTATTTCTTCTTGTGTCATTGGTTTTTGTTCGACGACCTTAGCCCATTGTCCGTTATCGAAAACCATTAGATTGCCAATAAAAATATATCCTTTCTTAAGATTAAAATCTATTTTTTCATCAGACACCTCTTTCTTTTTATATCCAGTTTTACTAGTTCCAGTATTCGTTCTAAGAAGATTTTCTATAAAATCACCCTCTTTGTATCTCTTAACCGCTTCCTTAGTTAAAGCTTCGGTTACTTCTTTTTCGGAGGCATGGTATTCATCTCCTAATTTTTCATTCTTTGTATTAGGCACAAACCATTCTCCGTATGAATCAAAACCATACTTTAAAATTCCATTTAAAAAATAACACAGCCATTTTTCGTTAAGTTTGCTATCTATTTTACACCATCCAGTATGATTTTTAGGCAACTCAGCTTTTTCCTCATCAAAAACTTCTGGATAATTCTCTGTCATTAAAAAATGACAGCTAATACCATTGCTGGCTATTTCTTTAATTAAATCCTCTGTAATAGTATAAGTTTTTTTAATCGGCTTTTTATAGGTTATTATTTTTGCGTAGCCTTCAAATTTATTCCAAACAACGCAGTCATCAACATGGTAGCTATTTTTAATTTTCAATTTATCAAAATAGATGTTGTTCATGATAAAAGCCATATTAGGCTCTAAATTTATAATATATTCTTTTCCGTCTGATACACACTTTATAGTATCAGCATCTTTAAAATACTCTTTTACTTCTTCAATTGTTGGCGTAGTAAATTTTTTCATTGTTTTATTTTTTTAATTGGTTAATGTCGATTGCTTCTCCTTTTTCTATCAACGAATGTAAATCAAAGTGCCATTCGTATAGTTTCTCATAAAAAGACATCGGCACTGATCTTCTAACTGACACTTGACTTCCCGTATACCATTCGAAGAAAAAACCACTAAAACATTTTACAAATACAATATTTGGTGCTGCATATCCGAACTCGTCTATAATTAATTTTAATTTTTCTATCGGTACAAACCTTTCTCCATTAACCTCAATTTCTTTTGTAAGGTCGGATAATGGGCGCAGGATTGGTTTAACAAAATTTTGAATATCTGCATAAGATTTTTCATTTCTTAATATAAAACCATTAAATTCTCCTTCGCCTAGTGGAATACATAAATCTGAATCCGCATAACCGCAATAAGTCCATATATTCCCTTTATCGAAAATAAAGTAGTTATCTATTTCTAAATGTGAGAACTCCTCTCTTGCATCGACAGTTGTAATTGCTTTTAATCCATAAGGCAAATACCCAATAATGTGTTTTAATTCCATAATATTTATTTTAAAGCGGGATTTTCACTCGCTTTTTCTTTTTAGTTACTGTATTTCTACAAATATTGTTATTTCTTTTTTATCGAAGTTGTGTTCTATGTTTTCAATCTTCATATAAAGTTTATGCCATATTACACTTTCGCCTATTCTTGGTCTTTCTTGATTTTCTACTGTTTCTTGAAACAAAATTTGATCGTTTTGATCTTTCCATACAACTTTTTTCATAATTAAAAATTTTAGCGGTTATTATTATTATTCAAAGATACAACTTAAATTGATATGTGCAATACGTTAATTAAGCTTTAACACTTTTTTTATGTTTTTCAATCTCTTCTCTGCAGTACTTTTGAAGATTTTTATATATTTCTTCTGGAATGCCTCTAACTTGTAGAGTTTTGTAGCTTGGAGGGTTCGGAGGACGTCCTACTTCTTTTTTC